GCTGTGCGAAACACCTTGGACTGGACATCAGCGTAAGCACGCAAAAACGTGCCGCTCTGGGCGATGGCGTTCTCTGTGTCTGTTGCTGTGAGGTAATCGTTGGTAAGCGTGGCTGTCAGCGAAGTCACAGAACCTGTGATGGCTCCATCAGGAGAATACACCCACGCAGAACCAGTCCACAAATACAGTTTATTCAGATCGTCGGTGTCAACCCAAACATCACCATTTTGCAGCGGGATGTCCAGTGAAGTGTCTGCGTCCACGCCACGTTTGGTTGGCGCAGTAGCTTGCCTGAATGTGCGAGAAGCCGATGTGTTTGTGTACGCCCTGAGAGCTGTCTTGCTGCTGGCAATGGCCGAGTTGACTGTAGCCGTCGTGGAGTAATCGTTGATAAGCGTAGCGCGTGTTGCTGGCAAACCAGTGTCAATGTTGTTGACCTGCGAATCCAGTTGCTCAAAAAGCAACGTAGTGGCTATGTCGTCTTCAATGCGTGTCTCACGCTCTATTTGCAAGTCCGCATGAAGTGTCGTAGTCTCGTTAAGAAAGTACGTGTTAAGCGTCAGAATGTCCTCAGCCAAGGCGCTGTCGGCGCTGGCTCTAGCAAGTTGTTCCCGCGTAATACTTCCGAAGTTGTCGGAGATGTCTGAGTCTGTGATGTCCAGCCATTCAGTGCCTGTCCACTGGTACTGCTTGTACTTAGGTGTTGCGTACTCACCAGCAAAGTAGTCTGGGTTGTAGCTTATCCGCGTGTCCACCCAAATGTCGTTGACTGACGGACTTGTTGGGGCAGTAGTCTGCCTAGACACTTTAGTCTTGCTTGACGCTGTAGCTGCGACAACTGAGATGTCGCTTGCAAGGCCAGTGTCCGCAGTCGTACGCGCTGTTTTCTCGGAGAAGATCAACCCAGCTGTGACAGACGCCACGTCTGTGCCAGTGTAGGTTCCACGCATCTGCGTAGCCAGAGTCTGACGTGCAGTGACTTCCCCGCCTAAATCAGTAGTAAGCGTGGCAATCTCTGATGTGTGAGCAGCAACAATGTCGGCCAGAGACGAGTAGTCGCCGATCTTGAGCCAGTATGTAGCGTTCGTTGGCAGGTTGCCAGTCGTGGTACTTATAGCTTTGTACAGCCCGCCGTTGTACTTTACGATGTCGTCTGCGGCATAGGTGGTGCCGTTGTCGTAGTCTGGGTACGAAGTGATCGCATCAATCTGCCCTTGGATTTGAGCCAGCTGGTTTGGGATCGTTCCCGGAACAGCCGCAGAACCGTCAATCAAGTCGATCCGATTGTTCAAAGCTGTAGCCAACTGAGTCGTTGTTATCTGCCCAGCCAGAAGGCCAACGGTGTAAGTTACGTCAGAGCCAGTTGTAGCTGAGACGCCAACCAGTGCGTTGTACGGCCCGGGGGTGTTGTCTGTGTTGACAAACCGCACCCAGTAGTAACGTGTAGCGCTAGGTCCAACCTCGTCGACGTAAATAGCCCCGGGTGACATGCCCAGAAGAACTGCTGCAGACTGCGAACTTGTGCTTGATCTCCACACCTCTGCGTAGGCATGGCCGACGTAGGCTGGGTTATCCCATGCAACGATGATGTTGCGAATTGCTGCGGTGGCTGTGACGGTTGTAGGAGGTGGCGGCGTGGCAACAAAAGTCGATGTCGGTCTGATAACCCCTGACCCATCCACAGTCGCAAGGCCTGAACTAGCCAAGTCGTTGGCGGTCAACAAACGATCTGGGCCAGAACCGGACACAAGCTCACGCATGCGGTCAAGGAACGACCGCAAGTCGCGTGGAATATCAGACGTTACAAACGGCAGTTTTTTAGACACTGGCAAGCTCCTGCATAGATTGCGCTGTAGCTACTGAGAATACCTCGGTGTTGCCTTCAATGCGGAACTCCCAGTCACGGCCAACTGCTACAGGCAGTCTAAATGGCATACGGTTTGCCACAGTCTGCGTATGCACAAGCGACCCGTTGACGTAGTATTTCGCTGTGACCGGATAAGCCTCAGCCTCCACCTGCGAGCACGAGTACGACATGTCGTACGGCATGGTGAATTTCTTGGAAGTCCAGATGTAGCTGAGCGCTGACCCAGCCTGCCACACTTTGATAGAGCGGTCTGCAAATGCAAGGAATAGCTTGTCGTTAACAAGGTCCGTGTAGCCAGCAGTGGCGTAAATGTTGTGTAAGGTGAACTGACCTGTGAGCAGATCGTAGATGAAACCGCCTGTCGTCGCCCCGGTGTCGTAAAACGCCACGTACTTGCGGTCGTGCATGTAGGCATGGATCGACGATGGGTTGAACAGCGCCTGCCACTGGGCGTAGGTGAACGCGCTCTCAGACACGAGTTTGGAGCCGCCAGCGTTCAACATCACAAGGCCGTCAGGGCTGGCGTACATCACTACGCCGTTGGCGCTCACAATGCTGCGCTTAGACGCACAGGCCTGATCCAGATCAGATTTGACCACCACCATGGAGTCGGGGTGGCTACCTTGCAGGAAATACGGCGTTCCCGTTGTCATCACAGCAAGAGTTGTGTCCATGCGCCCAAGACCCACTACAGGAAAGTCAATGGTTTGGTTGTACGCCACGGGCCATGCGTGCGGGTGGTAAGGGTCACAGAAATAGATGTCCCGGCCCACGAAGCCAGCCATGATGCCGTTGGGCAAGTTGGTAAGTCCCTTGAGCGTTGCCGGAGGTGGAAGCCATGTCAAGCTCGGGATTTCTTCGCCGAGGTTTTCCGCCAAAACTGCGTCTGTATAACTGCTGGTGCCGATTGCAATCTCGGCAACGAACAAGTACGTACCGGATACGGAGCGATAGATGCGTCTGTGGGTGGCGGTGTACCCAGAAGGAACTGTGTCAAAGTTGGACACCGCAACGGTCTCACCCACTTTCACATCAATACTTGCCGAGGCTGGTGCTGGGGCAGACTCAAAGTCGTAACCAGATTCTTTGTTGACCAGCGTATAGGTATAAACCCTAGTTTCAGCCAAAGCTGTTGCATCGACGGGGGTGCCGCCAAGAGTCAAGAGCGCAATCGTTGTAGGGGCTGGTATGCCCAATGGGCGTGACACCGTGGGGTAGTCCGACCCAGACAAAGCAAGTGTGGAGTACGTCGCCTTTGGCAGCGTGCCGTCAGTGTAGAACGTCCACTCCGAGGTGTCACCAGAAATTTGGCCACGGCAGACGTTTACATCGGTAGTCCAGTGGAACCAGTACTGCGTTGTGGAGATGATGTCTTGGCCAAAGCGGTAGATTGTCAGGGGCGTACCAGCCTTGGTCAGCGTAGCAACAGTGGTGCCAGCGCCAATCAATGGTTGCAAAGAGCCGTTGAACACAGCGCAGTTGCTTGCTACCTGAGCCGCAGTGTCCGGGAGATAGCGTGGCGGTACTTTGGGCGAGATGCCACCAAAAGACTTGATCGGGATAACGGCCATGATGATTTCCTCACTAGGCCAGATTGTAATTGGGATCACCCAGTAGAGCCAGTGCCTGATTTGTGTGCAAGATGCGGTCGTCCAGACCAATCGTGCCGCCGTTGATCTTCTTGGTCAGGGCCAAGTTGTTGCCGGACTCGGCCAAAGCGTTCAGCTTCTGAGTGTCCCAGAACCACCCGGCAGTCATGGCAGCGTACTGGGGAGTGGCCACAAGGTCTGGTTCCATGATGAAGTCCACGCCAAGCGCTTGGCCTGCATGAAAATAGTTTGCCGACCCAGTCAGCTGGATGCAACCACGACCGCGAAAACGAAAGCCATCACCAGAAGCCTCGTCCCGATTGCCCATGCGGTTGCCGTAAATGCGGTTTGCAATTTTCTTTGGTTGTCGTTCATATGCAGCGGCCTCTTCGGGCGTGAAGCCCCATGTGCGCTTGGGCGTGCGCGGAAATAGTTTGAGCAGTGTTGCCGCTCTGTAGTTGAGGTTCTCCTCCAGCACACGAAAGTTGCCGCACTCATGGCCGCACTGACCGATGAACGCAGCCTGCTGGCGGGGCGTCAGGATGTTGAACCGCTCAAAGGTAGCGTTCAGCGCATCAACCCACTGAGGGCCAATGTGCAACTTCTGGAGTTGGTCAGCGTTGAGCATTGATGATGTTCCTCATGTTGTCGTACGCGTCGATGCACGAGTTTAATTGGTTGATTGCCTTGTCCCCATCGGCTGCAATCTGTGCAATTAGTTGGAGGGTTTGGCGCTCGGACTCGCTGGCACCAGTATCTGGGTCAGGCGCTCGGTCAGGTTGGCTTGGCGCTTGATTGCTATTTCCGCTGGCAACGGGGGCACTTGTGGCGGTTTGTACGCAACTTGCGGAGGGGAGGCGCACCCTACCAGCAGCGATGAGGCGATTAAGATCAGTTTGTTTTTTGTTGACAACATCATTTGCCTTTCTCAGTTCGGTTTCTTTGTCGGCGACGGCCTTGGTCATCTCCTGCTCTTTTTCACGAGCCTCTTCGTTCTTTTTGGCGATCTGTGCCTGCATTTCAGCATCACGGTCGCCCCAGCCACTTTTGTAGCCGTACTTGTAGATTCCAAAGATGACAAGCAGCACCAGCAGCACTGCTACGCCTGTACGCTGTATTGAGGTCATGTTGCTTCCTTACGAGCGGCGGCGATTTCTGCGCGGTCTTCTTCAGGCTCTTGGTGCTCTGGCGGTGTTGTCGGCGGCGGGCCCGGCGTCCAGCTTTCGTCCAGCTCAGGATTCTGCCAAACAGGCATAGCGCCAAAAGGCTGGCTCGGCAAGCCGTACGCAGACTGTGGAGGCGCATAACTACTGTTGCCGTACCCACCCCCCATGGAGTGGCACATCGGCTGTCGTGGGGGCTGCGGTGCAAACGCTTTGGCTGCGGTAGACATGGCCCGCTTACCGATCACGCCACCAATACCACCTACTATCAACAACACAATGTCGTTGAGCATCTTGGTGTAGGCTTGGTCGATAGGAGCCATCGACTTAATTGGCTGCGTCACAAATGTTACGGAGTACAGCAACGCCGTCACAATGCCGAACAAAATGACCGTCACAGCCACTACTACGAACGCCCAGATGCGGACTTCCAGTAGCGCGGTTTCCTCTTCAACGGACCGGAGTTGGCTCGGAGGTTGGTTTGGTTTGGTCAATTTGCTTCTCCAAGATTGGGGCGACAAGGTACTCAGGGCAAGTTTGCGTAAACTGGCAGCGAGGCTTTTGGCATCGTTCAGCATGGAAGTTGTCCGGGTTTTGGCAATAGTAGCGGTACTGCTCGTCGCAACCGACCAGCAACAGCAGAGGCAGCATCAGTTTCCACATTTAAGCCTCCAAAGGTTTTATTTACGGATGTAGGTCATGTAGATAACAATGCCGTAGACAATCAACGCCGTCAAAATAACGGCGGCTACTCCAATTACAGCGTACTCAACCAGTTCTTGCATGCGCTGTTTGCGCAAGATAGCTGCCCGAGCAGCAGCTTCTTTGGCTTCCCGGCGTTGCCGAGCAGCTTGAGCTTGGAACTTCTGCCAATCGCCCCACATACCGGGACGGCCAGCGTAGACCATGCGTTCGCGCAATTCTTCCTCTTGCTGCTTGAGTTGCTCCAGCGCCATAAATTCTTCAAGGTCGGAGCCGCCACCTTTTTTAGTGACGTTCTCTTGAATCTTGGCCTTGTTGTCAAAGTAGTCAAAGACCCGTGAGCCGAGCTGATGCAGCTCCTTGCCGTTGGCCAGTGCGCCTTTGATTACTGCGAAGGCTGCGTTCGCCGCTGCAATTTCTGCAATCATCGCAATACCTCAATAAAAACCTTGGCGCACCAGATTACCATACCAACAAGTAAGACCGCCGCGATGAAGCTAACGGCCCAATCTTTCATGGTCAGAGCCCGAAAAACTTTTTGACCAGCTCAGCCGCAACACCGGGGCCGAGCAGCACAGCAGCGATCACAGCGTAGAGCAGATACTCGATCTTCGCCATCCGTTTGGAGCCTGACTCAAAAGACTTTTGGATGCCCTCGTACCGATGGGCGCAAACTTGCTCATGCGTTGTCAATCTAGCCTCCGTTGCGTCAATTTGTTCGCTCATCTACTGCTCCAAAAATCAGAAAAAGGATAAAAAACCAACCGCGTTGATGAAGAACCAGCCAGTGTTGTTGCCCGCGTTGACGTTGCCGTTAGAGGTAAACGCTTGGAATCTGGCCCCGCCTGTTGCCGCGCTGTCTTTGATGGTGACGTAGCTAACATTTATAACGCCACTGGCTGCGGACAACGTAGCCCGTGAACCGTTCACCGTGCTCTGCAAAAACTTCTGGTTCGTGCCCGACGTGTCAATCGAGCCGACTGTGTTTGTCGTGCCGTTTTTAAGGCGCAGTGTGCCGTTTACCAGTGTCAGTGCGCTTGCTGAGTCAAGCGTCAAAGCATCTTGCATCGCCCACGTTCCACCAACACCGTCAAACCGGATCGGGTTGTTAATTGTTACGCCGTTAGTGGTGATGGTCTGTGATGTTGTAGCGATAAACCCCCATACGTTGATCCCGCCAGTAACCGTCATCGTGGAAGACAGCACCAGATTACCGTATATTTGTGGAGCCGAGTTGGAGATGGTTGAACCAGAAAACCCGGTGAAGTCCAGCGTCCTGTAAGACCGATTGGCGGTGCCAAGGCTTACGATGTCCGCCCCGGCTTTGATGTAAAAATCAACTACGTTTGCATCAGAAGGATCGACGTTTGGACCTGTTATGGTGCGAGTTTCCCCAGACACGCCGACTCCAGTAAGCTCGACCGTTCTGGTTCCGGTAACCGTAAGCCCGGTTGCTGTTCCTGACGTCCAAACTGTTTGGTCTCTGCCTGTAAGAACTATCTTGCCAGTGCCAAAGTTAATTGCTCTTGTGTTGCTATTACTTGTGCCGACGTTGTTACAAGTCAGTGTGTAACTTCCGAGGTTCAGCGTGCCGTTAGTCAGCCCTAAAGCTGCTGATGTAGTTAAATTGTCTTGTAAAACAAACGTGCCCCCGACGCCGTTAATTGTGACACCGCCGGGGAACGAGTCACCATTTGAGGTGATTGTTTTTGTGCCAGATGTGGCAGCAAATGTAGCCGTACCCGAGCCGCTTGTTGCGGTGGCACCGCCAAAGTTCCAATCCCCAAAAATAAAAATTGAATTTGAAAAACTGACCGTGCCAGTGAATCCTGTGAAATTCACGTTTCTGTACGCGCCTTGCGTTGTGGACAGGTTAATTGTGTCTGCGCCAGCCGTGACATCCACGCTGATGGCATTGGACTCACCGGCTACGCCCAAGATTGTGCCCCGACTGGTTCCAAACGGAACGTCAGCTGTAAGTCGAATCAGCGGGTTAGTCCCAGTGACCGTCAAGTTAGTTGCTGTACTTGTTGTAAACAGAGTCGCAGTTGTGCCAGTTAAATCTATCTTGCCAGTTGTTCCAAACGCAAGGGTACGAACGCCTGCGCCTGAACAGGCAAATTGCGAAGAGGTTGTCAGTGTATTGTTGTTCAGGTCAAACGTACCTTGCTGAAGCGTCACCGTGTTGGTAGTTGTCAGGTTGCCTGAAAGGCGAACAATGTTGGTTGTTGAGCCGTTGCAGTTGATCGCGAACGGAACAACATCCCCATTGGTGGTGATGGTCTGTGTTGCGCCAACACCGCCAAAAAACCAAATGCCTGTTCCGGTTAGCGTTGCTACGGAAGGGACATTAAAACTGCCAACAATAATTGGGTTATCCGTTCCAGACGCCAATGTGAACGCGGTTGTCCTTGTACTTGCGTTGATCGTCCCAATAAACCAAATAGCGTTTATTGTGATGGTGTTGCCAGCAGTAAGCCCCGTGTCTTCAATGATGACGGTGTCTTGAGCCAAAGGAAAGTTGTTTTGGCTGCTTGTACCCCCAGAGGTTAAAGCCCACGCGGCCCCCGTCCAAGTTCCACCAGCCGCAAGGTTCCAGTATTTGTCTACACCAGCAGCAAACGTGATGTTGCTGTTTCCACCAGCGTTGCCCAAGCGAGTGCCAGACCAAGTACCTGATGCACCAGCCGCAGTGATGTCTCTAAAGTCCACATCGGCAAGAGTTGCTACCGTGGCAACGGTGAGCGTTATAGGTGCGCCCACTCCAAGCCCTGTTACGGTTGTCCCTACAACTTGAATACGACGAACGGAAGTATTGGCCGCGCCAAGCGTAAGTGTTCCTGTAATTGTTTGGTTTGAAACAACTACAACGCGCCTACTACCAGTTGCACCGACGCTTGTTTGCGTCAAGTTGTTGAACGTGTTTGCGCCTTGAATGGTAGTTGTGCTGCCAGAAGTGCTGCTAAACGTGACGTTGTAAAAAGTTTGCCCGTTACCGTTAATTAGCGGGTTGTTGTTGCTGCAAGTAATTGTTGATGTGCCAGCATCGAACGTCAGTCCGGTTGTGTTAGCAATGTTTATGCACGTTGCTGCGGTGAGGGCTACAGCCGAAGCGTTAAGCGAAATTGATCGTGTGGCTGTGCCACTTGCGGTTAACGCACCAGTATTTAGTGCGTAGTTACTTGCGCTGGTGCTAAAAGCTCCATTGGTAACAAGAAATCCGGCTGTATTTGTGAAAGCACTACCTAATGTCCACCCCCCTCCAACGCCAGCAAGTGTGGTTGCATTTGCAGCCCAAGTTACGTTGTTGGTCGTAATTGTTTTGCCTGTGGTGGTCGCCAAGAAGATAATGGCTGCGCCCGAGGTCGTAGAAAATACAACGCCAGTGGCTGCGTTTGTCCAGCTTCCAAAGCAGTTAATGACCGCCGTGGCCCCAGATGTGATGGTGACGTTACCCGAAGCAGGGCCAGCAATCGTGACATCTTGCGCTGCTGCGTTTGTGCCTACCGTGACTGCGTAAGCTGTGGCGTTGGAAGCGCTGTTAAAAAACACGTTGTCGGCAGACGTAGGCGCGGACGCACCTCCAGACCCGCCAGAAGTTGCGGACCAGTTTGTTGTGGTGGTCGCATCCCAAGTACCCGCACCGCCTACCCAATAGCGATCAGCCATATTTATTCCTCAACAGCAGGTGTTGTAATAGACAAAAGCCACTGGTCATATCGAGCCTGCTTCATGGCTTCGATCTCAGCGTCGGTCATGGTCTGGCCGTCCAACAGCACGATGGCGTCAACGTATTTGCCATAGGGGCTGTCAAACTCGAAATCAATTTTGGTCATGACGTACCTTATGCAAAGCCAAACACTTTGGCGACCATCTGCCACTTGGCAGAGGTGCTGTTGTACACAAATCCAATGTAGTCATAGAGCGTACCACCGGAAGTTGTCAGCGGCAGTGCAATGTCTGTAGAGCCAGCAAAAGCTGCGTTCCAAGAAAATGTCTGTACGTTGGTTGACCTGATACGAAGGATGAACTTCTGCCCGTTGAACAGAGTTCCTGTTGGAGCGTTTACCGTCAACGTACCAGTAGCCTGCGTGTTGGCCTGAGTGGCAATATCCGTGGTATCAGCGTTTACGGTTAGGGAAGTCGCGTCAGCCAAAGCAACCACACGCGGCTGGATGGCCTTGTTCGTCAATGTGGCTGTCGTACTGGCTTCCAACTTATCTGTGTTCAGATTGTTGAAGTTATTGTCGACTTCGGTGTTTGTAAGGGGTGATCCCTTAACACTGCGTAAAACGATGGTGCTCATATATTCCTCTCAGGTACTAGGCGCAAGCTACCAAAATCACGAGACCGTAACAGTCCACGTAATGGACATGGAGTCCGTGGCACCTTTGTTCACAACCGCAAACTCAGTACGGCACAGCAGCGTACCAGAGCTTGCCGCATTGAAAATACCAGCCTCGGTGACAGCGCCAGTGCCGACGCCTTGCCCAAAAGAAGCTACATACGTCACCACAGCCAGTGCTGAAGTGCTGGACGTCAGCGCTACTCGTGCGAGTTCGGTGCCCAATGCGGTATCGCCGACAACAGGATCAACCGTACCGGAGCCGATGGCCATGTGGCTCATGGCGGTAGGCGTACCTACCATTCGTGCAGCAATGAATGTTTTGCCGACAGTGACGACCAAGTTTGGTACAGTCTTTTCGCTCTTGAGTTGGCCATCAGAACCAAACAACTTGATGTTCAGTTCGCCCTTGGCTTTGACGGTTTCTTGGATCATGACAATCTCCTATGCAAACGTGCGGTACTCACCGACGTAATCAGCTTCAAAATATGTCAGGTCACAGTACCCCTGCGAGATTACCGAACCTGACTCCGAAAACCCAAATGAATCTGCAACCGCTTTGGAGACGGACCGTACTTCTGAGTCCGCTGTACCTGCTGTGTCGGAGAGAATTTTGGTAGACGCTACGGCTGCAGCGTCCGCAAGCGTAAGTGTATCCGCAAGTACCTTGTCAACGCTAGTCTGCGCTGCGCTTATGGCTGCAAAAGCCTCGTTGATGACTTTAGACACGGCGGTTTCTACCGTCTCCACTGTGGTCACAGTGTCATCCACGGACCGCAGCGCAGTCAATACGATGCTTATGACATCCGCCACAGTAATAGTATCTCTTGGGCGCTTGGTCACAGTTCTACGTGCGCTATCGGTTGGAGTAACAATCTCCGCCCTTTCACTGCTCAGCGTAAAACTACTGACGTCAGCCACCGTCACGGTCTCTCTGATCCTCTTATTGAACCCAAGTTCGTCAAGTGCCACGGAGGCTGCTATGGCCACATAAGACAGCGTAAACCCAGCGTCTACCGCTGACACGCTGGCTTGGGCTGCTACAGTTGCCGCAGAAGCCGTCAGATCGTCATACGAGATCGTGGCTACCAGACCCGTGCTGACGATTGTGTTGTTCATCAGAAGTCCTGACGCAACTTAAACTTGAGGAGGTCGTATACAGTTTGAACAGTGGTGTCAGCGAACGTGATTTCGATCTCACCCTCGTAGTCGCCCGGATCGCCGTCAAGCGACGTAGGATCATCTGACCAGTAAAACACTACGACGCCATTAGCGCCGTCAGTCACAGTACCAGTAAGCGTAGACTTCAGTGTCGTAGCGCCAACAGCCCGGAACTTTAGCCGAACCGTCGCGCCAGTGATGTTGATTACAGCCCCAGTTGTGGAATCTGTCAAAGTAGTAACAAGGTTTGGACGGGTGTCGCCCTGAACCAGTCGAATCTTTTCGGCCATGTGAGCTCCTTATGCCGCTGGGCGTTGGCGCACCATCATGTGGACGCCACGAAAATCACGAATGCGGGCGTTGGTAATGGCCCGCTCATACAAGCCCTTGTGCATACCAGCCAAAGCCACGTCGGACCATTCTTTGCCGGGGATCATGGCCAGTTGCGCGATTGCGCCGCTAACGATGGTGTCAGCAAACGTCTCGTAAATCCAGTCTTCTACTCCCGTGCCAGCGCGGTTTGGCTTGAGCACGGCGTACACCTTGAGCGCAGTGCGCTCTTCTGGTATGGGGAAGATGCGGATGCTGTTGTCAGCCTGAACCCAGAACTCGCGGGGCTCGCCAACTTCGGACAACTTTTCAGCGCCAATCAAGCGCAGGTCAGTGCGTGTAAGAGTCGCTTCCCCATACACCACAGAGATGACGTTTTCCACAAGACCTGTATCCGGGTCGAGGTCGTAGTCAACCGTGCCAGCCACAACAGTGATGCCACTGATCTGCTCGCGCCACAGGTACGTGCGTGCGAAGAAATCGGACGCCGTAGACGCCAAGTACAACTTCAAGCTAGGGTCTGGGCACCCGGGCAAATGCGGGGCCAGCAATGGAAGAAAGTCGGCCCACAATTTTGCCATTACGCAACCCCCGGCTGCGATGCAGCGTTGGCCTGTGCAGACACGCCCAGAGCGGTCTGGAAGGCTTGGTAGTGAGCCACAGCACGTTGGGCGTTGGTAGCGTACTCTGCGTCCTTGCTGTAGGCTCTGTAGAGCACATAGTCCAGCATGGCGTTGAAGTAGCTGTCGTCGATGCGGATGACTTCAGCCGTGGCTGAGTTAATCAACTGCGCTTCAGTCAAGGTATGCGCCAGTGGCACTGACGCGTAGATCACTTCGAGGCGTGCCGCTGTCGTAGCTGGTGGGTACACCAGAAACTCTTTTGGCAAGCGAGGGTCAAACATGTAGTGCTGGATGTCCACAGTCGGCGTTTCAGCGTACCAGTTGCGGCGCTGGTCGTCGAGCATTTTGCGGTTAACTATGCGGACTGCACCTTTGGCAGACGATGCAGCAGTGTTGCGCACAACTTCAACAACGCGAAGCGCCGAAGCAAACGTAGAAGTTACAACTTGTCTAGCTCCAGCTACGCAGGTAAATTCACCAGTCGCGGTGTTGGAGTCGGGCCGAATGTTAACAGTCTCACGATAGCTGTCGTTGATGTAGTTCTGCAACTCCAATACAGGCCACCGTACAGCCGTGGTATCTTGGAGCAGCGTTTGCGCCCGGGAGATAAGGTCTACAACTTTTGCGGTGGCCATGGTCTACCTCACAGTTCAGGCTCTACATCAGCCAATTCTACCGCAGCAGGGGCTTCAGGTGTAGGTTCACCTTCAACTACTGGCTCTGCTGCCTTCTTGGCGCGTTTTGGCTTGGTTGCGGCTTCTTCCACAGCGGCGTTGGAGTGCGCATTGGCCAGCTCTTGGCCTTCGGGCGTATACACCCAGTCAGCACCATCCATACGGGCAAGAATCACGATTTTTCCGTCGACTACAGCGCGTGCTTTGTTGGACAGAATTTCGCCGCCAAGGCGGGCAAGAAGGTCGAGTACGTTCATTCAATTCTCCGTAAAGTAAAAGGGGCTCCGAAGAGCCCCTTTATTGTGCCAGCAATTAAGCGCTGAGAACAGCACCCCAGTTTTCGTCACCCAAGCTGATGTAAGCACCAGACATGTTAGCAACCAAAGCCTTAGCTGCGTTGGCAGTACCGTTGTTGATCTTGCCACCAGTGGCAGGATACACGTTCAACGAGTTCGCCGAGCTGTTGACAATGTAAACAACGTCACCAACAGGACGCTCAGCTGGCAACTTAACGCCATCAGCAGCCGTACCTGTAGTTACGAAGTTAACGGCACCAGTCAGTGCAGTAGCACCAGCCTGAGTTTGGGTTGTGCCAGCGGTGGCTGTTTGATAGCCGCCGATGCTGCGAGAAAATTGAGTAGACATAAAAATCTCCAAAGAATGAGGGAATAGAATGGGCCCCCGAAGGGGCCCAGTTCATCAGCTGGCGGAGCCGACTTGGGCAACGACCAGAGCTTCTGGCTTGACAGTCTTGCGACCGTACACAGCCAAACCACGGACGATGTCGCCGAAGTCAGTCTGGTTACGCAGGGGCTCAGTCTTGTTGACGGTCATAGCGAAAGACATTGCTGCCTTAGTACCAGCAACCATCACGCGACGGGCCTTGGCGCTAGCCACAGCACCACCAGTGGCGGGGTCTGTCAAACCAGCGACCAGTGCCTTGCCAGCAGCGCCGCGAGGCAGCAAGTTGGACACGTACACAGTGAAGCGGTCCAACATACCGATCTTGCCGCTACGGATGGTCGACTGAGCGTCACCAGTGAAGTAGGCTTGAGCGATGTTGGATTGCATCAACAGATGGCGGTCGAAGGGGCTGATAACCAACCAGCGACCATCTTCAGGCACGTTCTGCTCGTCCAACACTGTGGACATGCGCAGGATCGCCTTCAAGACGTTCTCAGGAGTGGCTTGGTCGATTGGAGTTACGTCTGTGCCCAAGTTGTAGGCAGCAGAGATAGCACCAGCGGTAGCGCCTTCGTTGGCAGCGGCAGGGCCTTCAGTGACCATGTTGTTGAAGAACACTTCGTTTTCGATAGCGATCTTCAACTGCTTGGCAGCGTCTTCGGTGAACATGTTCATCAAGTTCATGTCGGACTGATAGGCCAGCACGTCGTTGACTTGCACGCCGAAGTACTTGCCCTTGTTCACTTGCATATCTTGGAAGATAGGAGTGGGGACTTCGTACGACAGGTTCTGGCCAACGGTGTAGTCGGAGATGCTGATCGAAGGAGCCAGACGGATACGAATGGTATCGCCTTGGTTCTTCAACTCGCCTTCGTAATCGGTGTTAGCGATTTCCGACAACATGGTGTTCTGGTAGAACTTGGCCAGCAATTTGCCGGACCACAGGGTGGGGATGAAAGCACCGGAATACGAAGGGTTCGTATTGAACGGCGACTGGACGGGATAAACTGCAGCCATGATGGCCTCCTAAATTAAAACAGGTTGGGGTTCAACGCTGTGTCACTGGTCACGCAACTACGCGACCTTCCATGAACGCAGCATCAATTTCAGCTTCAAGTTTCTTTGCCGCGTCGGTTTGCCCTTTGGTCCCCAAGTCTGCTGCCTTACGGAACATTTTTTCGATGTCCGCGTTGGTGTAGACCTTGCCTTTTGGAGAGGCAGTGGGGGCGCTGGGAGCACCACGATTTGGCTGAAGTTGACGTTCAAGCTCTTCGGTCTTGTCGGTTTTTTGCTCCACGGGCGCAATGGTCTGTTTGAACATCGCCACGTAGTGTGCAACACCTTCAGCATCGCCTCGGTTGAACGCTTGTTGAGCAACAGAAGAACGGGGGGCTCGGAGCAGCGGGTCAACTTCGTTGAGCCAAGCGATCCACTTGGGATCAGCATTGACTGCTTCAAAGTCCGGCACCATACGGTACAGGCGCTGCTCAAAACTTGCTTCAGACACTTGGGTTCCGGTGCTGGTCAGCTGCTCGCGCAACTTCTCATTCTCGGCTCTCATGGCGTCTAGCTCGCCTCGAAACTCTGCTGCCACTTCGCGGGCAACTTTGCGTTGGACTTCAATCAAGTCCTGACCAAATGCTTCAACATCAGCATCAGTCACCAACTTCGTAGGAGCTGCGGGCTTAGCGGGCTCAACTGGCTTGGTCTCAGAGGCTTTGCGGAGGCTATCCACTTGGGCCTTGAGCTCACGCAAGTCTGCATGCAAGCGAGGCACTTCAGCGTCGTACATGCCCTTGAGGGTTTTGTACTTCTGCTGCCATGTCTCTTCCGCGACTACTGGCTCTGTTGGCGTCGGCGTTGGCTCAGCAGGTTTGGGCTCAGTTGGCTGAGGCTGTGGGTCTTGGGGAGGCTCTGCTGGCGTTGGTTCAGGGTCTGCGGGTGCAGGATTCTGGCCCTCTGCAAGCTGCTTTTCCAGTGCTTCCAGTTCTCGTAACTGCGCTTCTACTTGTCTAGGCAATGCCATTTCAATTTCCTTTTAGCTCCAACTCTGCTTCAGGCTCCTACTGCGGTCTGCCGTCTACATAATGGTTTGCTCGGACTACAAAAATCGGATCATTTGATCCGGTCGAAGACCTCTGACGATTTTTCAACCGCTTCGAGGAAATCTGATAAGACCTGAGCCTGACCTTGGAGGCGGTACAGACGGTGCGGTTCTTCTGCCTGCATCAAGGAAACCTTGGTCTCCTCCAGCTTGGTTCGGAACAGCGCCAGTAGCGCTTCGTTTTCTTGCAGCTTGCAGCGAATCAACGCTTGCATGTGCTGCCGATCAGGCTTTTGGCCTACAAAAATCTTCATGTGTGGATTCTATACAACAAATTCAAAAAAAGTCAAACGCCATTTGGTCGGGCTGAAATCATATTTCCCTCCCGGCCACCGACTTGGCTGCCGTCAGGCAGCATATTCTTTGGGGCTGGACCCTGCGTCATGCCCGGAGCGCCGCCTTGGAGTTCGCCAGCGATCATGGCCAACTGCTCTTGGAGCTGAGCGTTTTGCTGCTGCAGGTTCTGCATGGCTGTCAGTGTCGGACGGTCTGGGACAATCCTGTTGACGTTGCCGCTCAGGTTGCGGGCCTGTTCGCGCAGGAGCTCCGCCGCGCCGTCCATACCCACGATCTGCTGGGCCACTGGGCTGTTGAGCACGATCTGCAGGAACTCGTTACGGCGGACTGCCTCAGCTTCCTTGACCACCAAGCTGGTAGCGCCCTTGGCCACAGCCTTGACGTCGCCGATCAGGTCTGGGTCTTTGCTGTAACGCAGGTTGTCTTGGTACAGGCGCTCAATGGATGGCACGATGACGCTGCGGTCAATGTTGCTGATAACCTGCTTGATACCCTTGCCAGCGTTGGAGATCAACATGGACAAGCCAGACGACGTACGACCAGCCCCGGGGGAGCTCTCGCCAGTCATGTAGCGTGGGATCATGGTGTCTTCATCAGCGCGGGCGCTGAACTTCTCGAACACCGCCATCAACTCATTGGCGTTGCTGTTTGGCTGGAAGAACTGCAGTGGCTGCGAGCCGTCGTTGAACTCAGAGCTCTGGAACTGCCAGATTTTCCAAGGGTACATTTCGGTGATGTCCTCGCCCGGGGGCAGGCGCGACACGTTCACACCCACCTGCGGACCAGAGCTAATGCCCATGTTGTTGGCCAAGCTACGAGCTGCGGCGTTCACCATGTTCTGCGAGTCGCGGCACAAGTCGGCCACGCCCTTACCAGCCACAGCGCCGGGTACGCGCTCATACGACGTCACGTAGTAAGGCTTGCGGCCCAGCGGGTCGTAGTTCAGCACAGCGCGAATAACTGTGGAGCCTACCAGCCACACTTCGCAGGGGTAGTTCAGGTCTGGGTCAGGAATCTCTTTGGCGGACAGACCCCAAGTCAACAAGTCCTTACCCTGTACGCTGTCCCACATCTGGAGCGCGTCAATCAGGTCGGTTGTAAAGATGGTCTGGGTAGTGTCCTTGCCCTCGGCGGTTGCCTGAGCGCTGTCAGTCCACAGCCACTCGTTGAGGTTGCCCATCTCAAAGGAGTTGAGCACTGAGCGGATGGCGTCGTCGTTGTACCCGGGCACGCCAATCAAGGCCTGCAGGTCCTCACGAGTCATGCGGTGGCGCTCAACGATGAAACCGTCTTGGATGTCCGAGGACCACGGGGCCCAATACAACATGAACGGATCAACCCGCTCCCACTCGTTGCGAATCTCTTCGGTGGGCACAAGCTCACCTTTTTGCCACATCATGGTCTTGCGCTTGCGCTTGACTGGGCCCTTCATCACAGCGTAGGGGAATGTCACCACGTCGTCGAGGAACGCGTTCAGCGCATCTGTCCAACCGCCTTCGATGAGCTGGTCTTCCATCTTCAGTTCCATGCGGTCAACGCGGTCGTTGGCCTCTTCGCGCAGCTTGCGCATCGCTGCGTCTTTCATCTGCTGTGCTGTCTCGCGCAACTGCGTGGGGTCAGGCATGGACATGCCCTGCTCCATCATGGTCTGCAACTGCTGCTGCATGCTGGCCATCAGTTCTTGGATTAGCTCAGGTGGCAGTGTTGGCTCAGGTGTAGCCTCAAGGCTCCACGGCTTGTCTGTGCCTGTGCCCAGCAAGGTATCACGCAACCAGCTCGTAGCAGCGCGGCACTTCACTGATGTCAGCTGGATGTAAATCTCCGAGCCGCCTTGGCGTTTGATGTCAGCAAGTTTGTCAGGGTCGTACTCACCGTTGCGCTGTCGCAGACACTGCAGCATGCGCTCTTCGATGGTCCGTTTGGCTTCACGGGCAGACTCCCAGCGCTTGCGTGCGTGGGCAGCCAAGCCCTGAATCACAGGCGTAGCCTGCATGTCCGTGTTGCGTTTTTGCGACTCTCGCTCCAGATCGGAGCTACGAGCGACGGGGATGAGTGCGATGCCTGTGGCCATATCTTAAATCCTTGGGGTTCCGGGAGCCGCAGCGGGTGCGCCAGCTATGTAAATGCCCTCGAATGAAGCAGTGACATAAAAATTTGTTCCTGACAGCGCAATGGCTCTAGCCTCAATATCTGATTTCTCAGCTACAGCCAGAGGTATCTCAAAGTCATAGCCAAACACGTTGCTGTTTACTGTGATATCTGCTGCGTTACGAAACACACCACCGAACGGGCGCACCATAAATTTTCCAAGTACAAACTGCGCTGCGTTGTTTGACGCGGCTGAGAACGTACCTCTGTGTATATACAAGGTATAGCCTGCTGGCACAGTCCACGTAGCCATTGTGGTTTGGTTGTCCCCAATATCAATTACGGCGTATACCGTAGCGGGGACCCCAGTTGTCACAGTCCCATCACCAATGTAAATCGTACCTGCTGCAGTACCGCCAGACCCTGCGGTTACTACATAAGCTCTGAACACCCGCATAAATGCGTTTGTCGTCAGCACCGCAGTCTGACCGTTGAGTGTGACCGTTTCGCTGATTTCGTTGTAGTCAGCATCAAGGCCCGCCACTAGCACAGTATGAGCCCCGGCCCCCGCAGCGGTGTCACTTGCACTGGTACTTGAAACCTTCATCACAGTAGCCACTGTGGGGTACACATACAGCGTACTGTGGCTCCAAACTGTTTCAAGCGAACCGTTAATATCCGAGTTGAGCCCAAACTTAAACAGAGGTTTATGCCCAGCAACCATACCACGGGCCACTTGCAGTTCAAACGGTTCTGTCTTGTCTTGAGAGGTAATCGACGGGTAGAAAAAAGACATGCCTGTCTCCAAGAGTTACCCGATTGTACGCTGAGCTGTCAAGGGGTCAAGTGTAGGCGTACGAGGACTTCTTGACTTCCCGCCTGCCGGTGTTGAGCGTGCCGCCCCGGATGTTCATGTCAATCACGGAGTCGGCGTACTGGTTGGCGTCGTGTACGTGGGAAAAGCCGTTCTTATCGGGCTTGTCCTCCATTTCACCGGACTTCTTGATTTTGTACCGGTAGCCGTACCGGAACCCCTTGACCAGCATAGTGCATCCCGGGTCGATCAGGTACATCGCCTTACCTTCTAACTGTTGCACAAGCAAGCGTTCAACAGCCTGAATACGTTTCTCCGGGTCGTTTGTCGGTGGCCGCTGGCACTTGAACCCGGCTTGCTTGACGATATCCACCAGCGACACCTCGCCTTGCTGCTGTTTGGCGTACCCTGCTGGGTCTGGAGCCACAACGAACGAGCACCCCTGCATGTTGTTCGCAATAAACGGGTTCAGTTTTGTCCGCAAAAACGTCTCGATACCCATGTTCTCCGAGGTCAACTCAGCCAACGTCACAACACGCCCACGAGGGTCGCGCTGCTTAAACACCGCTGCTGGCGTGCGCCCGAAGTCCAGACCGATGATGACGGGGTAGTCCTCGCTGCGTATCGGCTTGATCTTCTCTTTGGCCACATGGAAGTCGTATGTGAACGTCTTCTCGTACACCGGCGTGCCTGACAGACTACGACCATACTCCGAGCGCAGGTACACACGCAGCCAGTCCTCAGTCTTACCCGGGATGATGTTGGGGTAGTACTGCTTGGGCAGGTTGTTGTAGTTGTCGCACTCAGGGTTCACGACCCACTCAGCGCCGTCCTTGTCGAGCAGCACCTCTTCAGCCTCTTCGCCAAACTTCTCAAGATACAGCTCAGGCTTGATGATCGCAGCGGGCTGCTTGTACACCGCCCAGTTCGATGGCGGCTCTTCCATTTTGTTATGCCACCATGTGTCCTCATCGGGCATGTTGGTGTCAAACAGCGCACACGACCGTGTGGGCCCACCGTCTTTCATCGACGGGTATCGGTTCAGACGACCAAGCAGCCCGTCCACAACCTCGCTGTGCAGCTCCCGGCTCTCGTTACCCCACAGGAACGTGGTCTCCAGCGACAGCGCTTTTCGCATGTCGTCCGGCGTATCCAGCGCAATAAACAGCCACTCCGACTCCACCTTCGTGCCGTCCGGCAGGTTCGCCATGAGGATAAACGTCTTCTCCACTGCCTTCCAGATACCGGCTTCACCCGGTGGCAGCCAGTCAAACACCGTCTTTCGAGTCGTCAGGGCCAGCTGGTCCGCTGTGTTACGCACGATAACCGCCCGAGTTTTACGGATTTTCTTGGCGTTCGGTGCCTGCCCACAGGCCATACGAACCAGCTCATGCACGCATGTGACCGACTTGCCACCACCGACGGGCCCCGCCAGCACGCGGACATACGCCTCGTCAAGCATGAAGTTACGCTGCGTCTCGGTCGGTTTGTAGTTGCTCATTCGTCGTCATCTTCCATGTGTTCTTGGATCAGTTGAGCTTTGACCAAATCAAGGCAGCCAAGCGCCGTCGGCAACATCATCGTGTCGTCGTACTTGTGAACAACGGCCAGCAACTCGTCTACGAGCCCCTGCGTCAGGTTTCCCATGTAGTTCACTTGATCTCCTTGACCTCAGCGTCCAGTGTAACCGGCGTGATGGTCTGCTGGTTGCTCAAGTTTATGCTCTGGCCACCACCCAAGTCGATAGAAATGCTGAACCCCGGGCCGACATCCTTGACTTT